TAAGATAGGTGATCAGGGTTTTATCGATGACTATTATGGCAATCTACCAGCTTTTAGAAGGAAGCAGTTTTCTTTTAATCGTGTAAGGCGTGTTTGTAATCTAATCACTGGTTATCAGAGAAAGAATCGCAAGAGTACTATTGCAACTCCGGTTGAACACAACGACGATCAAGCTTCTTCGCAATGGTCGAAAGTTCTATTTCATACGATGAAGTATGCTAATTGTGACGAAATGATATCAGAGGCTTTTGATCAAGGAGCCGTAACCACTGGTATGTCTCTTCTTAATGTTTGGATAGACTACACTAAGGATCCGGAGTCAGGTGACATAAAAGTTGATCAGATACCTTATAATTCATTCTTAATCGATCCTTACTTTAGAAAGAAAGACTTATCAGACTGCAACTATCTATGGCGTAGGCAATGGTTATCTAAAGAAGCTATCAAGTTCATTATTCCCGATGGCATGTCAGATTTTGTTAACAAAATGAAGCCTCGTGGTAACCGTGACGGTAAATTCCAGTTCATGGCCGAATCATATAATTACTCAATGGACAATCTCTTATCCTATGATGAATATTGGTACAAGGATACAAGGAGTGCAAAGTTCTTAATTGATACACAGTATGGTTTGACTAGAGAGTGGGAAGGCACTAAAGAAGAGCTTGACTCTTTCCTTAGAGCTTATCCAGGAATTCAGGTTAAAGATGCGATTGTACCTACAATTAAACTTGCCATTTCTGTTGAAGGACAGACGGTATACAATGGGCCTAATCCACTTGGAATTGATAGATATCCCTTCGTTCCCTTTATTGGATACTACGAGCCTAACATCTCTCATTTCCCATGGAGACTACAGGGTGTAGTTAGAAATTTAAGAGATGCACAGTTCTTATACAATCGAAGAAAGGTCATCGAACTTGATATTCTTGAGTCTCAAGTCAACAGTGGATTCAAATATAAGCCTACCTCGATGGTAAATCCAAAAGATATCTACCTTGAAGGTCAAGGGAAAGGTATTGCTATGAAGCAAGAAGCTGATATGAACGACGTTCAAGAGATTCAGCCTGCACAAATACCTACTTCAATGATTCAACTATCAGAGCTACTAGGCCAAGAGATACAAGAAATTAGCGGAGTCAACGAAGAACTGCTAGGTTCTGCTGATGATGACAAGGCAGGAATACTATCTATGTTAAGACAGGGAGCAGGTCTTACAACATTACAGATTCTCTTTGATAATCTTGACGGCTCCCAAAAGCTCCTTGGTGAAATATTCCATGAAACGGTGCAAAAGAAATACACTTACGGGAAGATAGCAAGGATTCTAGGGGAGGAGCCAGTTGAGGAGTTCAAGAACAAGACGTTTCTTAACTATGACATTAGGATTGAAGAGGGTGTAAATACAACGACACAAAGACAAATGCAATTCCAACAACTCCTACACTTAAGAGAGCTTGGTTTACCTATACCGACTAAGACTATCCTCCAAGCTGCTACAGTACAAGACAAAGAAGACTTAATCAAAGATATAGAAGAGCAAGAGCAACAGCAGCAACAACAACAGCAACAAGAGATGCAAGTACAATTGCAACTTCTACAAGCTCAAATTGAAGACCTACAGGCTAAAGCAACAGCTAATACAGGTCTTGGTGTTGAAAGGGTATCTCGTGTTCAAGAGAATAGAAGTCTAGCAACACAAAGAGAGGCCGAAGCTGTTGAAAACATAGCATCTGCTAAGCTCGACAAGGTTAAAGCTATTAAAGAGCTGCAAGAAATGGATTTAAACCAAGTTCAACAGCTCATAGAGATTGTTAATGCACTTCAATTAGGTACAGAAGAGCAAGAGGTGCAAGCTGTAGATAACTCTAAGGAGTTGTAGATTTCAATCCCTATTGGTAATAGGGGTTTTTATAAACCCGGGATCAGCATCCCGTTTTACCAGGAGTAAGAAAATGGCTAAATATCATGGAGAAAAGATGGGCGGCAAAGGTTTTGCTAACATGCCATCCGAGAAAGTAATGAAAGAATATCCTAAGGCTCAATACAGTGGCCCAGAAGGTTATAACGATAGCCGTGAGGGTATCGATATGCTTGCAAAAGACAATGCAAAGCAAATGGGTAAAAACAGAGCTAAACATTAATAATGTTTTTGGGGTCAGTAATGGCCCCTTTCAAAGGAGAAACATGGTTAAAAGAAAGAAAACAGTCGGCCAAGAAGCAATAGATAGGCTAAACAACCCAGACCACACTCAAACAGTAGTAGATACACAAAGAGAAGCTGACAAAGAATACTTCGACGAAATAAAGAAATGTGTAGACACTCACAAGTCATGGGACACTCCATACTACATTGTAGTACATCAAAAAAAAGAACAACTCTTAGAAAATGTCGTTAGACGTTACTTTCTTGCTAGAGAAAGCCTGCCATCACCACAATGGGACCAAACAGTATGGAGATATACACCATTATCTGGCGATCTAAGATTCGTTTGGACTCTACCAGATGAAAACACGGCAAAATGGATGGCTGGAAATCCCAAGGAAATTCCAAAAGAGCAACATCAACTACTTGCCTTTGTCCTTGAGTTTCTAGACAAGAAACTATTCAAGCATTTTGATGAAATGTTTAATAAAGAGATCTTAACATCAACTTAAAATTCTATTAGACAAAAAAAATGATAACCAATATATTTTAATTAAAATCATTATTCGCTGTCCTGCGTTAGGACAATGATTTTTATTAATGCTGTAACCGGTATTCGCAATACCAATAGGAAACCTAATGACCGAAGTTGAAAATCAAGGCGTAGTAGAGGAGATCGCCACTCCAGAAACCGAGGACATGGTTCATGTTCAAGCAGACACAGAGCAAGCAGAAGTAAGTCAACCTCAGGAAACTGAGAAAGAGATGAACTTTCGTAAGCTTCGTGAAAGCAATGAACAGCTACAGAGAGAGAGGGAGCAGGATCGTCAGATGATGATTCAGCTTCAGGAACAGCTTTTAAAACAAAATCCCCAAGCTCAAGAGGCTCCGAAAGAAGTTGATGAGTTTGCTAATTTAGATAAATCTGATTGGTCTACGATTGATCAGACTGAGAAATTAGCGGAAAGGATAGCTGATAGTCGTTTTGAGAAGAAAATGGCTGAATACGAAGCGATGCGTCGTAAAGAAGAGGCACCGCAACGTATTAAAAGTAAGTTCCAGGATTTTGACTCTGTAGTGACTGAGGATAATGTTAAACAATTGCGGGCTCTTGAGCCTGACGTTGCGGATGCCCTTAGTTTGATTGGTGATGAGGAAGCGAAAGCGGTTGCAGCATATAAGTATATTAAGGCCTTTGTGCCTCAAGCGGCTGAAGCCACCGCTTCAAAACAGCGGATTCAAGAAAACGCCAATCAACCAAAGTCTTTGAGTGCGGCAGCGGGCGTAAGTCCATTGTCACAAGCCGGTTCTTTTGAAAACGGATTAACTCCGGACATTAAGAAGCAGCTATACGCAGAGATGGAGTCTTGCGCACGTCAGGGGTAAGTTCCCGCTCCATAATCAAGGAGCAAAAATATGGCGATTACAACTTCGTCCGTATTACCAGCACCAGTTCAGCAGTCATTTAGTTACAAGCTACTATCAGTCCCAACTCCGTACATGATCCACAAGATTCCTGCCATGCTTAAAAACATGCCAAGAAATGGTGGTACAGATTTGAGAATGCGTAGATATAACCCTTTGACAACTGCGACTGTTCCGCTAGGTAATTCCGGAGTATATCCACCAGCACAACAATTAACTGCTGTGGATATCGACGCAAAGATGGACTTCTACGGAAGTTATGTTGTTCTTAATGAACAAGTCACACTACAATCACAAGATCCAGTTCTTAACGAAGCAACTAAGAGATTAGGTGTATCTTTAAGACAAACAGAAGATGAGCTTACACGTAACATGCTTGCGTCTACAGCATCTTTTGTTAACTGTGTTGGTGGTACAAATGGTGATAACCCAACAGAACTTTCACGTTCTGATATTGATGAAGTAATTAAGACTTTGGCTGGCGCTAACGCTTATACTATTTCTGACAGTCTAGAAGGGGAAGATAAGTATGGAACATCTCCTGTAAGAGACGCCTACTTCGTTATGGCATCTACTCAACTTATTGGTGATTTGGAAAGAGTTAGCGGTTTTATCGCTAAGTCACAATACCCAAATCAGCAAAGTGTTCTAAGACCAGAGTGGGGATCTATTTCGAATACTCGTTGGCTTCTTAGCTCAATTGGGTCTTCAACTGCAAACGATTCACTTAACGGTGCTGACGTTTTCAACTGTTTTGTTGCTGGTATGGAAGCATACTGTTGTGTTGAACAAGATGGTTACAGTGCTCAATTCATTTACCGACCACCTATCTATGATGGGCCGTTGGCTTTGAACGCATCTGTAGGTTACAAATTTGCAGAAGTACCACGTATCACCAACGATGCATGGATTATCAATCTAAGATGTACACTATCAGTATAAGGAGAATACTATGCCAGGTTACCAAGTAGTAGCTAGCGGTTCCTTCACTTCTGATGGAACAGCTAAAAATATCGCATTGCGTTCAGACTTTGATGTATTTGAAGTATTGAACCAGACACAAATTGCAACCACCCAGGCAACTGGACGTGGGTGTAAATTTGAATGGCAAAGAGGAATGGCGGATGAGACTGGTGTCATGTACACCAAGCAAAACGCTTCTCATGCTTTGGATTTAGAGTGGATGACTTCCGGTGGATTCAAAAGAGTCGATCAATCAAGTCAAGTTCTAGGTGCTGCTCAAGCAACATCAGGAACTGATATCACTCAAGCAAACCCAGCGGTTGTAACAGTTACAGCTCACGGCTATAGCAACGGAGATCGTGTTCGTCTTTACGGCACGACTGGAATGCTACAAGTCGCAGGTTACGACTTTACAATTGGCAGCGTAAGCACAAATGATTTTGAATTGTCCTACCTTGACTCTTCAGGATTTGCAGCAGTTGCTACAGCTGGTTTTGTTAGAAAAGTTCCAAACAACCCTATTTTTAGCCCACAGAACAATCGTATTACTGCGATGACTGCGGCTAGCTCTATGGTTGTTACACTTGCTGTCACTCATGGAATGTCAGTTGGTGAGAAGATTCGTCTTAAGGTTTCTTCTGACTATGGAATGGTAGAAGCTAACGATCTAGTTGGTGAAATCACTGCAGTAAGCACAGCTAATAACACTGTCACATTAGACATTGATTCTAGCGCGTTTACAGCATTTGCATTCCCAACAAGTGCAGTAGCGGCAACAGGTGTTACACCTGCTCATATCGTTCCTGTTGGAGAAATTGCATCTGTTCTTTCTGGCTCTATGGATAATACAGCACAGATTGTAATGGAACTTTCAGCTGGTGTTGATTCACCTGCAGGAAGTAACGGTGACGTAATCTACTGGAGAGCGTTAAGCAGCGGATATACTCTAGCTGAGTAAATCTTAAGGGGGAGAAATCCCCCTTCTTTAATTAAAAATAAAGGTATAATATGACTGAAGAAAAGAAAGAAGAAGTAAAGACTGAAAAAAAGAGAACTCGCAAGCCTACATTCACAGATCAAGAGATTGCTGAGTTTAAGGAATGGAAAGAATCAAAGAATAATAAAGAAATCGTTTGTGAAGCACCAGATGACGATAAAGTTCGTCGTATGTGGAAAGAAGAGAGCAGACTTGTTAAAGGAATCTTTAGATGTAGAGAGCCTGAGGGTGGATCAGTAACTTTCCCTTTCAAAAAATACAAGTGGGATCAAACAAAATGGTATACTATGTTTGATGGTGAATCTTATGAAGTCCCTCTTGCAGTAGCCAGACATTTAAATAAGAACTGTAATTATCCTATTCACTCACACGTTTTGGGACCTGATGGTAACCCAACGGTGGATACGAAAGGAAAGATGAAATCTAGAATGAATTTTGAATCAACTGAATTCGCGATAGCATAAGCATGGAGTAGGAAATGAGCTTAAGTACATTGTTACAGATTAAGAAAAAGGTAAGAAGGCTTACGGCTAGTCCCTCACCTAACCAATTGTCGGAATCAGATTTAGAAGATTACATCGATATTTTCTACGATCAGGATTTTCCATCTCATTTAAAGACATGGAACCTACGTAATAAGCTTGAGTTTTACACTGTTGCAAATGAAGATCAATATTCTTTTGACACAGATCTATATCATTCTGTCATGCCTCCAGTTTACATTGATGGATATGAGTCATTCTTTAGCTCGTCTAGAGATGAATTCTTTAGAATATATCCTAAAATAAACACTGAGCAAACGGGTCCTGCTGGTGATGGTTCAGCAGGTCCGTATAGTTTCACCTTAAGTTCTATTCCTGTATTGAAAAGACAGGTGACATTATCCGTTGTGGATACTTCAGGTGTTACACAGATTGCATACGATCAGCCACAAGCGCTAGACAATAGCGTAGGTGATTGGATAGACAACGCAACAGGTTTACCCCTTACAGGGTCAATAAACTATGTTACAGGCGCATGTACAATCACGTGGACCAATACAATAGCGTCAACAGAGACCATCAATATTAAAACATCAGCCTATACCGCAGGCAGACCTTCGGGCATGTTGTTTTTTAACGATTACTTTGTTCTAAGACCTGTACCAGATAAAGTTTACAGGGTATCTGTTGAAGTTTATCAAAAACCCTCACAATTGCTTAGTGCTAATGATCATAGTGATTCAAATGTCCCCAATATTAAGCAATGGTGGCAATATATCGCATTTGGTGCAGCTATCAAGGTCCTTCAAGACAGGCAGGATATGGAAAGTATTCAAAATCTAATGCCATTCTTTAAGGAACAAGAGGCGTTGGTTCTCTATAGAACAGCTACTCAACAGGCAGATGAAAGAACCGCAACGATATTCACGAGTCATCTACAACTTCCGGTTGGTAACAGAGGTTTTCAAGGATAGATTATGGTTTTTAAAGCAAATATTCCCCAACCAACCGATATTATTTCCCAAAGCCAATTAGATATTTCTTCAAACTATCAGGCTGCATATGAAATATATGGCAAGCCCAATACAGAGAATGAGAATATCGGTGATCATGTAGCTCTTAATGACTCTAATGAAGATGATAGGGGAGCTCATAAGAAATTAACTTTGAATGAGCAGTCATCTGATCCTTCGACACTTGTTAATGAGATGGGTTTATATAGTAAGGAGACAAATGGGAAGTCGGAAATATACTACAGACAGGAAAGTGACGGTGACGTTAGTCAAATCACCGATAACGGGGGAATTAGTGTTGGAGGCCTCGTGTTACGGGCGTACGTTGCATTTGATTTCCAAGGAAAAATCATCGAAGTTGAACGGTTGGACAGTGAAGGAGATAAGATCAAAGTTCCTGTCTCATACAACGTAACGAATGTGACACCTAATCAAGCTCTTGTTCAAGGAAAAAACATCAAGGCAGATTGGAATATAAATTTTACAGATAACTTGCCGACAGATGATTACTTTTGGGTTTTACAAAGCTTTAACGATCCTCTATTTAGCATTTTATCAAACAAAGTAGTTCAGGCTCAGCCTTACAATTCAGCAACATACTCTGATACTGTAACAACCTCCCATTTTAGAGCTGTAGGGATTAATATTGGCACAAGCAGTCAGACAATTACACCAGCGGCCCCAGTTTTGGGAAGATTACAAAGAATAATATTTCAAGCATACACGGTAATTTAAATGGTATATGACCCAGCAAAACCACAGCCACAAGATAAACTTTCAGTAAGTCAAGCCGATTTGCTAGAAAACTTTGGTCAACTTAACACTCAATTTGGCGTTAACCACGTTCCTTTTGATGATACATCAGGGGATAAGGGCAAACACAAGTTTATAACCTTTGTTGAGCAGTCTACAGACCCAGAGTCAAAAGGCGATGAGCACCTACTCTATACTAAAGATGATTCGGGGGAGCCTGAGATCTTTGCAAGACCTGAAAGTAACGGAGATGCGTATCAAATCACAAAAGACGGGAATCTATTTGTTGGTTTACTCCCAATTGTGGCGGTCAACTTTGACAAGACAGCACCGTTTATACAAGGAAGTTCGCTAGGTGTGTCATCAATTACACAACCAGGAAGTGCAGGAAGGTACAAAATTAACTTTACTGCTGCTGTAACAACTGCATTATCGGGAAGTAACGATTATTTTTGGAGCATTAGCGGTTTTGATAACTCATCAAACCCGGTTATAGCCCAAGTTACAAATGATTCTACCTATGGTAATGTGGTAACAGATTCATTTATCCAAGTGGATTTTAAAAATCAAAATAATACACTAGTTTCAAATTTGACAAGAGCTACTGTTGTTTGCTGGAGATTTCAATAATGGGTAAATATGTACCAACAGCTATTACTTATGCCAAGAGCGGTCTTGTTAAAGACAAGGACGCTTTTGTATTGTCTGATGATGCATATCAAAACCTTGAGAACATCTATCAATGGAGAGGAAGGCTTAGAAGAAGACAAGGATATTCGTTACTTGGACGTCTAAGGAGAGATCTACTTGCTCAATCACAGGCAAATGCTGATGGTACAAATGATTATAATATAGCAGACATATTAACAAGCTTTAGGGCCAATGAACCAGATGCTTCACTGGCAAAAAGCAGCGTTATCTTAACATTTGATCCAGGTGGAGGAAATGAAACTAAGTTTACTGATAACGGAACTGCACTCTTCACCAGGACTTCAGGTACAGCGTACAACTTTGTAAGCGCACAAACTATTACAGATATTTCACAAGCTGCTTCTGCTGTAATTGACATAGCAGGTCATACATTCGTTGTAGGAAATAAGCTTTATATTCAAAGCGTTGTCGGTATGACAGAGATAAACGATACTGTCGTTACAATCACTGGAATCAATGCTGGTGTAGATGTAACAGTTGGATTAGATACAACTTCATTTACTCGCTATGAATCAGGAGGAACAGCAAATGGTACGTTCGTCAACTATGAATCAGGAGAAGTTAATTTCACGTTTGTCACTGGTTCGACGCCCGCAGGGGGCATCACCGTCCAGGCTGATTATGGTTACTATCCCAGCCTTCCAGTTATGGGGCTACCAAATCGCGAACTTGATGCTATTAATGCAGAGCAAACGGTGGCTTTCGATACAATTTATGCCTACAACTACAATAACACTTCCAATCAGTTTCAAGAATTACCTGCAGTAACAGCAACTACATGGACAGGTGCCAATAGTGATTTCTTTTGGGGAACAAACTATTGGCAAACTGCAGACAACGCACAATACTATTGGGTTACCAATTTCTCTGGTGCTGGAGGTGATCCAATAAGAGCCTATGATGGAACAGATTGGTATGACTTTACGCCTGCTTTAGATGGTAGTGGATCCCCAGAACTCTTAACACAATGCAGAATGATTATCCCATACAAGGGACGATTTGTTGCGTTAAACACGTTTGAGGGTACAGCAGTTGGAAACAAGTTGCAATATCCACAAAGGGCAAGATGGTCTCAAAATGGAGCTCCATTAAGCAGTGTAAATGCAGGAACAGCACCAACAGCCTTAAACGAATGGAGATCAGATGTTAAAGGTAGAGGTGGATTTGTTGATTGCCCTATTAATGAACATATTGTATCTGCTGAATTCATAAGAGACACGCTTGTTGTAGGTTTTGAGAGATCTACTTGGCTACTTAGATATACAGGTAACGAAATTCTCCCTTTTGTGTGGGAAAGAATCAACAAAGAGCTAGGATGCGAGTCAACCTTCTCAATGGTTGCTTTCGATCAGGGTATCCTTGAAGTTGGCGACAAGTCTATTAACACATGTAATGGTAATAGCGTTGAAAGAATTGATGACAATATCCCTGACGAAGTCTTCAATATTCATAATAACAATGGAGATGGTCCGCTAAGAGTTCATGGAAAGAGAGATTTCTTTGAGAGATTAGTCTATTGGACCTATCCAGACTCAGGAACGAACGTAACATATCCGGATAAGGTTTTAGTTTTTAACTACCACAATCAAACATGGGCTACATTTAAAGATAGTTTTACATGTTTCGGGCAATATCAAAGATTTAATGATATTACATGGGCAGATTTGGTAGATACTTCATGGGATCAAGCTAATTTTAGTTGGGTTACAAGCAAATTACAGTCTCAGTTTCCTAATATTGTAGCAGGAAACCAGCAAGGATACGTACTTACATTAAATCAGAAGGTATCAAACGATCAAAGTCTTCAGATAACAAATGTTGTAGGCGGCTCAGGTGCTGCAAGGATTACTGTTCCAGATCACAATTTACAATCGTCTGTGTTCGATCCCGAATCACCGACTGAATATGTGGAAATCAATGATATTATTGGTACTGGTGGATTAGAGTTAAATGGAAGAATATTCCAAGTTAACAGAGAAGATGCTGACACATTAGACCTCTATGAAAAGCCAAGGACTGCAATAACAGCAATAACGCAAGCAACACAAGCCGTTGTGACATCTGCAGGTCATTCCTTTACAGTAGGTCAACACTTCTATATAGATAACGTCCTAACAGGTATGACTGAGATATCTGGATTAAATGGCATTATTGTTGCTGTATCTGGAAACAGTCTAACGATAGATATCGATACGACAGATTTCACAGCATCCACAGTTAGTGGATACATTCAAAACCTAGATGCCACTGTCGTTCCTGCAGTTGTTCAAGCTAGAACATACATGGGATGTGGAAACATCACTAGAGTGATGGGCTTTAGCGCACGATCTAAGAAGTTCAACTTGATTGACCAAGGAAAAAAGACATTCCTCGGACAGATAGACTTTCTTACAGAGAAGACAGACGGTGGTGAGGTATCATGTGAAATCTTTACAGATTACAATGATTCTGAAGCCATTAACCAAGGTGACGATGGATTCTTTAACACTGTGTTTTCAACCCAACCAGAACAATTTGATCAACCTGGTCAGTCAAAATATTGGCATAGATTCTTTACAACAACAGACGCACAGTTCTTTGAATATGATTTGAACCTAAATGAAAGACAAATGTTTACAAAGAACATAGTAAACTCTGAAGTCCTTATTGATAGCATCATCATTTGGTCTGAAATGGGATCGAGGTTAACATCATGAGTTTTGAGCCAGCAAATTCAGTTAACTCATTCCTTCCACCGAATATTATTATTCCTGATGATTGGACGGAAGCACGTCTTATTCTTACTGATTACATAGTTAAGGCTGCAGAAGCGGTAAACGCACGTGAAATAGCCCAATATCAAGATGTTACTGTATCTACAGGGGAAAACTGGTTTGTTTCAGGTGATGCTAACAAATCAAGATATGGGTCAAGATTGGTGGTTGATTTTGGTACATTGCCTAATAATACAACAACAACCGTAGCACATGGAATTTCAGTTTCATCTAATACAGTTTTTACCTATATAGGTGGTGCAGCATCCATACCAGGTACAACATATATTCCATTGCCATATCCTGAAACTGGAGGAAGTCCAGTTGAAGTATGGGTAGATGCAACAAATGTAAATATAAGAACAGTTTCCGATTATTCTGCTTATACTCAAAGTTACGTAGTGTTAGAATGGATCGAAAGTACATAATTAAAATTAGAGGTTAATATCATGGCTGATTGGTTTGGAACATCTGGTGGTTTTCAACAAAAAAGTATGCAAACTCCACAACAACAGGCCCTTTATTCACAATTAATGGGTGGTTTAGCAGCTCCTCAAGCATCCGGAATGGAGTGGTTACAAAACATTCTTTCTGGAGCACCTGGAGCGTTTGAACAATTTGAAGCTCCAATGAAAAGACAGTTTGAACAAGAGACTGTTCCAGGCATTGCCGAAAGGTTTGCAGGTCTTGGAAGTCATGGAGCACAAAGCTCCTCAGCTATGCAACAAACAATGGGGCAAGCAGGTAGAGAACTATCTGAAAGTCTTGGAGCGCTAAGGGGTGGGCTTCAACAAAATGCTTTATCAC